AAAATCTTTTTTAAACATATTTTGGTATAAAAAAACAACATATACCGCAAGCGACTCTACCTCAACCACGTCTGGCAGAAATGCACAGGGCGAGGGTAGATCAAGTCAATAGTTGTTATAAACTTTAAAGATCCTTAAAACACATTATATAATGGAACTAGTATGACTAACATGCATAAAGCATTTTGGCACTCAGAAAAAGACAACATAACGTTGTCTATGCCAATTGCAAAAGTAGACAAAGAACGCAGAATAGTTTCAGGTTTTGCGACACTTGACAATGTCGATAAACAGGCAGATATCGTACCAACAGACGTTAGCCTAAAAGCCTTTGAACGCTTTCGTGGCAATTTAAGAGAAATGCACATGCCAATTGCAGTAGGCAAGGTTGTGTCTTTCAAATCAGATCAATTTTATAACAAACAAGAAGAAAAATTTTATAATGGGGTATACGTAGATGCATACATTTCTAAAGGTGCTCAAGACACTTGGGAAAAAGTTCTTGATGGTACTCTTACTGGTTTTTCTATTGGTGGTAGCATCAACGATTCAGACAAAGCGTACAACGCCGAAATGGATAAAGAGATTCGTGTTATTAAGGACTATGACCTCCATGAACTATCATTAGTAGATAATCCTGCTAATCAATTCGCAAACATTCTTTCAATTCAAAAAGCATCAAATGGTGTAAATACTGTTGAGGGTATGATCACAAAAACATTATTTGAAAATGTTTACTGGTCAAAAGAATATCAAACAATTAGACTTTCAAAAGAAGAAGATCCTCGTAATGATGAAACCTGGGTTGGTTTCGTAGAATCAAACGATGTAGATAAGGTTTCTGTGATAAAAGGTTTACTTAAATCACAGGACACAGAACTTGGACAAACATCCAAGACTGATCAAATTAATAAAGGAGGGAAGAATATGGCAAAAAAAGAACAAGTTGAAGCAACAGAAGTTGTTGCAGAAACAAAAGTAGAAAAAACTGTAAATACAGATAGTGAGACTGTCGTTGTAGACGAAATTGTAAAGTCTGATAGTCCAGAAGAAACACCTGCTGAAGAAGCACCTGCTGCTGAAGAAGCACCTGTTGTTGAAGAAACACCTGCTGCTGAAGAAGCACCTGTTGTTGAAGAAGCAAAAGAAGTTTCTGAAGAAGTTGTTAAATCTGAAAATACAGAAGCCACTCCTGCACAAGAAGTTGCACAAGTTGACTTAGCAAAGGCTGTTGAAACAGTACAAGCATCTGTTAACGAAGTTAGCAAGTCCGTTGTAGCAGCAGTAGAAGAATTAGCAGCAGCCGTTAAATCAATTAACGACAAAGTTGCTGAAATGACAAAAGGCATTGAATCAGTTAAAGAGGAAGTTACTGGTGTAAAAAACAATGTTGAAGAGTTTGGAAAGCGTGTCGATGCAGTAGAAGATGACACAGCGGTCCGTAAATCTGGCGACCTCGGCGGGGTCGTACAGCAAAAAATACAAAAAAGGTCGATGTGGGGCGGGCGTTTCCTCAATTCCGCTGATCTATATCGTTAAATTCACTGGGAGGTGAAAAAAATATGTCAGAAGAAATTTTAAATAAGGCGGCTGTAACAGGAGTTATTGCTTCAGGAGGTATTGGCGGTGTTAGCACCCCAGCATCAGAACTTGGACCAGTAGGAACCGCAAAACCAGCAGATGGTGGTGGTATCTTAAATCCAGAACAGTCACGCCAATTTATCGAATACATCTTTGAACAACAAGTTCTTGCTCGTGATGGTCGCCGTGTAACAATGCGTGGCAACACAGCAGAATTAGAAAAGATGAACGTTGGAGAACGTGTAATCCGTGCTGCTGCTCAAGCAGATGCGGCATACACAAATGCTGGAGTTACTTTCACAAAAGTCGAAATTACTACAAAGAAAGTTCGTCTTGATTGGGAAGTATCATCCGAAGCACTAGAAGATAACATCGAAGGTGCAGCATTAGAAGATCATTTAGTTCGTACAATGACTCGTGCATTTGCAAACGATCTTGAAGATCTTGCAATCAACGGCACAGGCTCAGGAACAAATACATTCCTTAACATTTTGGAAGGTTTTGTTGCTAAAGAAAATAATGGTCACAGTGCAACTTATGGTACAGATATTGAAGACTTACAAGCACTTGTGCTTGCAATGCCACGTAAATATCGTGCTTCTCGTTCAGCAATGAAATTCTACGCTGATACCGAAACAGTAGCAGCAATCATTAACGGTCTTGGTTCAAGTGGTAACTTAAACACTGAAAGAATCGTAGAACGTGTTATCGATGGTGCAGCACCTCAAACAATTGGTGCTCCAATTCAATACCGTGTTCTTGGTCTTCCATTAGTTGAAGTTCCATTGATGCCAGCAGGATTCGTATCATTGACATTCCCAGAAAACCGTATTTGGGGATTCCAAAGAGACGTTACTGTTCATCGTGAATTCCAACCTAAGAAAGATACAGTAGAATATACTACTTTCTTGCGTTTTGGTGTTCAAATTGAAGAAGAAGACGCAGTTGCTTACATGCAACAATAGTTCTCTTCAGAACAACTCGAAGGGGGGACACGTAAAAATGTCCTCCCTTCAACTATTTTATAAATGATATAATAAACTTGGAGGATATTATGTACGAATCTAATAATAAAGTTGCTTTATATATTGAAAATGCAAGTCTCAGTGATAAAGAATTAGGAAAATTAGTTCGTGGATATAATATTGTTTCAGAAGAACTTGCAAGTAAATGGGTAGAAAAAAATAATAAAGTTAGAATTGCTACCCCACAGGAGGTAGCCGCCGCTTACGGCGTATAATATGGAAATATTAAGACACACAGACACAACAAGTTTAGTAGCAAGTTTTCAAGTTTCATCAAGTGCAGTTCATACATTAGAGTATGACGACCTAATTACAGGACAATCTTATTCAGCATCAGCAACGCCATTGTATGGCAGTGTTTCTTTTACCCTTAACAACAAGTACCTAACCTATACAGGAAACCTTGTAGCGTCAGTTAAGAACGCTTCTGGAGATACTGTAGTATTAACAAACATAGATGTAGTTAGACCATATTGCAATACAGACAACGTAGCCGCAGCATTAGATATAACTGACGGTAGCGAATTAGACTATGAAAGAATAGCAAGATATATTATAGATTCTCAAACACAAGGATTTCCTTTTGTAAGAAAAGAAAAAGAGATAGTTGGTAATGGATCAGACTATCTACCAGTTGATGAAAAGATTTATAAGATTTACAAGGTTTATCAAAACGGATATTTATTATTTGATTCAACATCTCAAACAAATGAAGTAAATTTTTTAATAAGCAAAGATGGAACATCCATTATCTCAATAGATCCAGAAGTACCAGAAAATAAGATTAACTATAAACAAGTATGGAGAGAAAGATATTTAGATGCAGATTTTAACGAAGGATCAGAGTACATAATTGATGGAGACTTTGGTTGGAAGGTTATCCCTCAAGATGTACAGGAAGCATCAGAACTGTTGATTCAAGACATGAAAAACAATACTCTTCAATATGTTAATAGATATATAGAGTCATTTGACAACGATGATTATAAGATTAAGTTTGCTAAGGGTGCTTTAACAAATACAGGCAATGTTATAGTAGATAAAATCTTGGAGAAATACAGAAATAGAATTCGCCTCGGGGTGTTGTAAATGCTGCCTAATGCAACAGGTGGGTTAAACGATATAATGTTCCCAATGACTGCAGACATATACTATGCAGATACAAAACAATTAGATTATGGCAATGTTGCAAAAACTTGGGTATTTGATAGAACTGTAAAATGTTCAGTTATTACAGAACAGTCTGGAGATCTTATTGGAGAATTAAAAACAAAAGGAACTGACTTTGTTTATGACTCTAGTAATTTTTTTAGAACACCAGAAGATTTAAGAAAGAAGTCTAATGGCAAGTATTATCCAATAACTTCTATATCTATTACAAATATTAAAGATGCTTCAGGAGCCCCTGTTTGGATTAATGGTTCTAACAAACCAAATTCAGCAGATCCAGTAAGCACAAAGTATGAGGTAAAAACAATTGTTCCTACATTTAACTATGATAATACATTAAGATACTTAAGAGTCTTTATAAGCAAGTCTCAAAATCAAAGGTGGGAATAATGAAAGTTAAACTAGATGCTTTAGATTTGATTTCTACTTTAAGAAACTCCGTTCAATATTCTGAATCATTTTTGAAAGAAGTAAAAAGGTTAGAGCCTAAGATTACTCAAAAACTTGCAGATACTTCTATTGTTGCTTTTTATGAATATATGGATGGGTTAGCAAGATCTCACCCTGGCATGTTTCATCATGTATATGAATGGGGACAAGTAGGAGATCCATTTGGAAGACTTTATGAATTAAATAGAGCCTTGGCAAGAAACAATGCTACTATAAATGCAAACTTTTTATCATCAGAATCTATTTCACCAAATGGAACAGAACCATTTTATGATAAGGCTCAAATTATGGAAGAGGGAAGTCCTGTTATAATAAATGAAAAAGACGCTTCTGTTTTATTCTTTGAAATTAATGGAGAAGAATTCTTTAGACATGGACCTATCTATATAGCAAATCCTGGTGGAGGGCAAACAAGGGGAGCATTCCTCAATGCCTATAATGATTTCTACAAGTTTTATTTTTCTAACTTTTATTTAAAATCTATAAAATTTTATGAACACTTTAACACCCCTCAAGAATTTATTAGGAACTTTAGATCAGCAGTTAAAAGTAAAAATGGTGCTGCTTCAGCAGGTCGTAAAATGGCTTTATCATGGATTGAGTCAACCCCAGGAGATGTACTATGAAAATTTACAGACCAGAAAATATAATCAACAGATATGTTTG